TTATCTGTACTTCTGATTGCGCGATCGATCGTCCGGCCAGCCATGAGGTTTGTGACCCCACGTGTCCGACGCCCGCGCACGAACCTCCTCCAAGGCGGCCTCCATCGAATCCGAGAACCCGTTTTTTGACGGCATAGTGATGACCGACCATGCCCACTGATCACGGCCGAGGCCGCTGCTCTGCTGGTCGTCCAGCATAACGCGGCCGACGACCAAGCCATCCCGGAGGACGACCCAATCATTGGCATCGGCCTCGAAGGTGATCTTACGTGTCCAGTGCGCGCTCATTCCGGTTCTCTTGATCGAAGAACCCGGCTGCCGAACTGGAGGAAGAGCCTATCACGCGGCGAGTAGTCAGCCATTGCGTCCCACGCCGCCAGCATGGCGCTGAGGTGCCCGGCCGCCAGGGAGTACCGATCGCCCTGCCACTCCTCACACCAGATGATGTAGAGGGCCCGGTTCTCCGGGAAAATCGGCTCGTGGATACGGTGGCGGGGCATGGCTGTCTCCTTCCGGTCGAGTAGAACGAAAGGAGAACTTCGCGCAAGCCTTTCTAGTTCAGCGCGGCGGCTGCGCGACCACCCCCGGCACCTTGTTCAGGGCGGTGGTAAGGGCATCGGCCTCCGTCAGAGCCTCCCGGCCCTGTATTCTGTTCCAGACGGCACGCGTCTTACCGAACTTGCGTTCGATGAACGCCCACAGCAGCGCGACCAGCGTGATGATCGCGTAGACAGTCTCGGCCGCCAGATCCACCGGGAAGGGCAGCGGGAAGCCGAATGCCAGCGCGACCTGCGCGACCGTTGCGATAACCAGTGCAATGAAGCTCCGGTTCATGAAGGCGTTCGACCAGCGGCGATCCGGCCCGGCCAGTGCATTCGCCTGATCGACCAGTGCATTGAGGTCGCGGAAGGCCTTGAAGAGCAGCAGAGGGTTCATGGTCATTTCACTCCGAAATAGGCCAGCGCGGCAGCAGCCAGCGCAGCCAGGATGTAGATGGCGCCCTTGGCAGGGCCGGTGGCGGCGGGGGAAGCCGGAGAGGGCAGGGGCGCCGGCGGGACGCTGTCGATGACGGGCGGCCGGGCGTTGGCCGCGGCCCACCAGCTGCGCACGTCGAAGCCGGGGCACTGGGTGGCGCCCAGATCACAGTGGCCGACGACCTGAGCACCGGGGTGCTTGGCCAGCAGCTCGCGAACCAGCTTCACCGTCGTGGCCTTCTGCGCCTCGGTGCGGTTGTCGACGCCGACGTTCGGGCCGGTTGCCCGCTCGATGCCCCCGATGGAGCAGATACCCAGGCTGCCGGTGTTGTGGCCTGAGACGTGCGCACCGACGACAGCGTCCTGGCGGCCCTTCTCGACGGCGCCGCTGCGCCGGATCACGTAGTGGTAGCCGACGTCATTGAACCCGCGCGCGAGGTGCATCTTGCGGATGTCGGCCACGCCGTAATCCTGGTCGGGATAGGTCGCACTGTAGTGGAGCACGATGAGCTTGATGGGGAAGTGTGGCATGACTGCCTCCTCGTGGGCATGGACATGAAAAAGCCCCGCACGGTGGCGGGGCGGGTTGGATTCATGCAGCGAGTGGTTATGGTCGCCGCATCCGCTTTGGTTGTTTGTCGTTCCTCGGCGGTCAGGCGGCACCGGTTGGCATTTGTCGAGAGCGGGCTAAAAATAGGTGCCGCCGGTACAGGGCAAATTTTTGGCCCCTCCGGTTAGGCGGTACCGGATAGTGGGCTATCCGGTACCGCCGTACCCTCATGGACATGGATGAAAGAAAGCCAGTCGATCAAGGCGTGTGGGATTGGCTTCCAGCAATAAGCCACTAGGGTGCGCTCAGCCGCACGTGGGCTTATTCGTTGCCGGTCGGTTAGGTGGCCCTGGACCGTGAGGGTATGGGGTCACCGACAATGTTACCGCCAGGGCAGCAGCCGGATCTTGGTCGGGTGCAGCCAGGCCTTCCAGATCGGCCAGTGATGCCTTTCCTCTTGTGGGATCAGCATCTGCCGACACTTCAGCGCGCAGAAGAACGACGCCATCTTCATCAGCCCAAAGACGATGTTTGCATAGCGTCCGACATGATCTGAGAGCCAGGCGGCCGCATCGGGCGCCCATAGCCTCAGAAGAGGCATGAACACGTCCCAGTAGGCCCCACGCAGGATGATGGCCCCGGCTAGGATCATGAAACCGGTGGCGAACCACCAGGTTGCGGACCGCAGCTCGCGGAAGCTGGCGCGGAACGCCCAGATCACGGCGAAATAGCCGAACGCGTTGATGACGGCGATCAGCCCGATTGTCAGTGCCATGTCTGCGTGTCCTTTTCCAGCTGCTCCACGAGGCGTTCGATTGCCCGCACCCGTGCCTTGATGGCCCGCTTCTCCGGTGCCGATTCATTCATGTGCTCGCGCATGATCGTGTCGGCCTTCTCGGCCCTGCGCCCGTGGCCGGTCAGCTGTCGAATGAGCCGCCCCATCATCGCCGATCCTCCAGAAGCCGAACCGCCCGGCCCATGATTTCGGTGTTCGCCGCCGTGGTCTTGTTCGTGTCGGTGATCAGGTCGCGGCTTTCCTTCACCATCGCCTGCGCCATCTCCAGCATCTTGTCCTGCAGCTCGCCGTTGCGCTTGTACTGGATCCAGTTGGCCCAGCCCTGGACGACGATCACGACGCCGGCGAGGCCGCCGCCCACCTCCCGGACGAGTGTCATCAGCTCATTCATGGTATGGGCCCGGCCGTGCGACGGCGGGTGGTGTCATCAGCCATCGCGGCCTCCTTAAGGTAGGATGGGTATCATGCCCGGCATCCGGGCAAAAAAAAGCCCGCTCACGGCAGGCTAATTAATCGCAGTTAAAAAATATATTCTGGTATAGCCTGCCTTGAAGCATAAGCCGATACGCGCCATAGCCGATTAATTAAGTTTAAGGCCCAAGTCATAAGTAAGGAATGTTAGCGGCTGACTTTGTATAAATGTTTTTCTCAAAACTGTAGATTGCCTTATCTGAACGGCTGCGTTGCTAACATATATCGTCGCTCCAACTGCTGCTGCTGCAAAGTGGTTTCCAGTTGCAGCGGGAAGCGCCGCAGCAAGGGCTGCTGTCAATGCTGGCTGTACGTTAAATATCGCTGAAATGGCTAAATTTGAAACTTCTATACTATATTTTTTGCATGAGTTTATGTGATCCTCTAGTGCGATCTCCATACGATCATTAAACTCTGTCCCTCCGCTGCTAGCAGCGGCCATGGCGTCCATAGCAAATTTTTCAAGTCTCAAAAGTCGATTTTTGGCGGCCTTATCCTTCCTGATTTCAATTACTTGATGCCACGAAAGGGCGCTTTCGTCGATTAGCGGAAGATTGCTAAGGTTTATTCTTACATCCAATCTTGAGGGTGCGACCGCAGTGTCAACAATAGAATCTTGTTCAGCATTCGCTAATAGGAACGTGTAGCTTGGAAGCCGCAACTTCCGCATAAGAGAAGAAACGCTATCTAGTGCAAGAACGTTTTCACCGTAGGTAAGCTCGTTCTTTTGTAATTCATCGCTGGTAAAATATGGCTGTATCTGAAGGTAATATTCCATATCAGAATGACCATTTACGAAAAGAAGTTGATTGTGATCATCAACAAGCCTAGCTCTACTTTGTATGTCAAACAACGAGGAATAGATAAGCTCGATTGTATCGTCGACGGCATCCCAACCTGGATGATTGTCTCCATAAACTAGCTCAGAAACAATTTCGCGATTTTCCCTCATCCCATCTAAAAAGGCTCGGTGTAAGTCCAACGAATAGTCTGTTCCTCGATATCCTTGAGCTATCGGGTTGTGGACAAATTTTGTAAATTCGCGACTTCCAAAAGGGATAACCCTATCAAAAAATAAGGCTGCAACTTTTGGTTTTACCAATGCAATGCAGGCTAACGTTCTTTTTGACATGCGGGCGCCTGGCGAATGATCTGATAACGTGCTGCTAGCATGTCCTTATTGATATCCGTAGTCCTTATTATTCGATAGCCATCATTCACCTGGCGGTCATATCGCCCACCGTAGCAGGCGGGCGCGTTCAGCATCGGACACGGCGCGCGACCATATTCCAAAATTGCCCCCGTATCCGGCCAAGCTTCCGGCCGCCCCGGCATTGCCACCGCCGGCGGAGAACGTGGGCACCTCGATCGGGGCCTGCAGCGCAACAGATCTGCTTTCGCCGGTGGTCAGGTGCAGCGACAGGGTGGGGCCGGGCGTGCCGGGCGTCAGAACCGCCACCGCCCCCACGACCCCCGACCAGTCAGCTGGCAGCGGAACGTCAAGGTTCGTTGTCGCATCCCGCACTTGCAGGCGCAGATAACGGGATCCGTTGGTGTAGCGATAGGCAAGGCGCAGGATGCCGCCGGTTGCTGACGATCCCCACAGGTATTGGTTATCGACGCCCAGGCTTTCGGGGTGGATGCGGGCGTGCGCCGCGATCGTCAGCGCGGAACGCTGGCCGATTGCGGCGCCGGTCAGATCCAGCTGCGTGGTACCAGCCAGCGCGGCCGAGGAAAACCGCAGCAGACCATTTTCAGGGATCGGCCGGCGGGCGGCATTGCTCTGGCCCAGGATCCGGCCATTGCGACGGCCGATCCATTCGGAAATGCGACCATCTACCAGCGTCAGGCCCGCGCGCGGGATCCAGACATCGATCGGATCGGTCATTGCCACAACCTGATCATCCAGCGACAGGATGCGCCCGAAATGCTTGCCGGCCTGCGCCGCGAAATCGAATTGCAGTTTCATGGTCAACCCTTTCAGAACATCATCTTGAAGCTTGGGGTCCAGCGATAGAGCTGCTGGCCTGGCAGCAGCTTTGACGGCCAGACATCAGACGTGCGCAGCAGCCCCCGAAATGCCGACCAGCGGTTGTTCGCAAAGATCGATGCGTCTTGGGCCTGCATGGCATAGCGGACGCCCGTGGGGGGCGCACTGCAGGTCAGCGCAACCTGCCTGCCTCTCACCTGGATCTCGGTGATCGTGGCGCCCTCGACCTGGAACCCCAGGTAATCATCGATCCCCTGCCCGCCATACCGGGACGGATCGTGCCGATCGAGATATTCGCCTGGCCGTAGGGTTTCGTATTCGAGGATAAGGGTTGATCCCATCAGCCTTGGACGGGGGCGATTGATCGTCCAGCGTTTCCCGGCTTCCGTTTCAACCGCGGCGCGGGCCGTGACCTCGCCCGCCTGAACCGTTCCGAACGCATCCTGATGCACGTTGTTATCAAAGATCGGATATGCGTAATCCGGTGTGGTCAGGACGCCGCCGCCCGCCTCGCAGAACTGCAGCTGTTCATCTGTGACATGCCAGGGATCGCCAGCCACGTTGGACGTGTTCGCATTGCCGCCGGTTTGCTGGATCAGCAAGGTGCCGGGACCGCGCGCACCGACAGCTTTCAGCAGGTTGTGGAAATCGTCGTTATACTGCCAAAGCAGATTGAGATACCGGTTCGGCGCATATGATTTAGCCGATGGCCCATGCACCCACTGGTGCCACGGGACAAACAGCGACTTAGTTTCCGCTGCAGCTCGCGCCACCATGCTCTCATACCAGAACCGCATGTTGTTCCAGGCAACGCCGGCCTTATCCAGAATTGCCTCGATCATAATGCCGCTGATGCCGTGGCATTGGGTGACGACAGGAACCATCCGCAAATCGTGGTCATGGCGATATTCATTCATGGCCACAGCCATGGGCCAAACCGCCGTCGATGTCGTTGCACCAGGCACGGCCGCCCCGATCCCCGTAGGCGGAACCGCCTCGTTGTAACCTTGGGATCTAGGCATATCGACTGTCGTGATGGGCACGACTCTATCCGTATCCCCGCGCTGCATCCCTTCCAGCATCAGCGCCGCACCTTGCCGGGCGCGTGAAATCAGATCTGCGCGCGATACGCCGGAATTCTCATACTCACCGCCCACAAGCAGCGACTGCCCGTGGCCACTCACAGCGTGCAGTGCGGTTGTTGACAACAGACCACCCGTGCCGCCGCCGCCGATGTAGGGCGCGCCGCGCTCCCAGAACGTGCGCGCCATATGAGCATCGATGCCGCCATCCTCGCCCGGCCGCCAGACCATGATCGCATTGCCGGCGGCATCGGTTGCCAGGGCGCGTTCGGTTTCTCCGGTGACGGTTTCGATCGCCCCGGTGGCGGCGGTTTCAACAGCCTGCAGGCGCGCCAGGATGGGGGCCAGGGTGGTGGCCAGCGTGGCCGCGACATCGGCCTGCGTGATCCCGCCGGCCATCATCCGCCACACGTTCACCGCAGGATCGCGTTCCAGGAACACGCGGCGGCCCGCGACGATCGCACCGGCCGTGATCTGCTGATCATTTTCGGTTCGGATCTGAATCGCATTGAAGGTTGCGGCGCCGGTATTGGCGGCCAGCGGAATGAATGAAATCCGCTGGCCGGCCAGTGCGGCCGTGCCGTTCCCGTAGGGCAGCAGGCCGGTGATCGCGTTCGCGGTGCCGGCGATGTTGGACGCCTGCGGAAAGGCGGCCGTGGCGATCGATCCCGCAACATTGGCGATCAGTGTTCGGATCGCGCTGGTGTTTTCCGCCAGCATCCACCAGGTGCCGTTCGCATCGCGCTGGTGGATGGCGGGATCCACCGTCGCCGGCGCATTGATGCGGCGCCAGGTCTGCACCCCGCTGTTCGTTCCCACGCTGATCTGGTCGGTCCCGGCCGGCGGCCGCAGCGGCGCGAAATCGGTTGTGGTGGTGGGCCAGATCCGCGCCGATGTATCGATGCGCAGAACAGCCCCCCACCGATCGCCGGCCGCCTCGGGGAACAGCGGATCATCGGCGAACACGGTGCGGGCGCGGATAACCAGCACGGCGCCCTCGATCGTGACCACCGCCGAAACAAGCGGATCCAGCCGGCCGGCGCCGATCTGCGTCACCGCATCGGCGCGGCTGGTATAGACGCGCGCGCTACGGGTGTTGTTTCCGTCGATCGCCCTGATCAGGTCATTGATCAGATCCCGCATGGGCCCTTTGTCCACGCGGGTGTTGTCCGAAATCACCGCGTTGACGGCTCGGGTCAGGGTCAAGGCCATGGGGAATTCCTCTAGTATGTGCCGATATTCACCGGGGTGGAATGAACCCCGGATCCGTTGCTGGATCGCAGGAAATAGGTCTGCGGGCTGGCCGTCAGCATAACCGAACCTTGCACGGTTGATGCCTGGTCATACAACCACCGGACGAAGGTGGCATTTGCAAAATTATTGTTGGGCCCGCGCCAAATTCCGGTTTGCCGATAGTTGGCCCCCAGATCGGGCGCGAAACTGAACACAAGCCGGTTGCCCTCGATCCCGGCCTGGATCAGCTCGGGCGGGGCCGGGGGCGTCTGATCGGCGATCACCTGGATCCCCGTGATCTGCGTCCAAGGGCTTGCCCTGGTGATGTCGGCCTGCCTTTCCCACAGCAGCGATGTCAGGCCGGGAAAGAACCGGCGGGCCCGCACATCATACAGCCGGCCATCGGCCAGATCGGGGGTGCGCCAATAGCCTGTTTCCTGATTGAACTCGGCCCGCGACCAGGGGCCGTTCGGGGATCTGCGGAACTGCACCCCGAACGCATAGCCGGCGATGGGTTCGACCACCCCCGACAGGAACAGCGTGTTGCCGTCAGAATTCACCGTCACCTGCTCGATGACGGGCGCCGGGATCGGTTGGCGGCCGTTTGCGGATCGGGCCGGCGCGGACGGCTTCACCCCTTCCTCGGGCCGGGTGAAGGGGAACGCGGCGGGATCTTCGCTTTCCAGCTCGACCTTGATCACCCCATCGGACGCGGACAGATCCAGCGACAGGCCGGTGATGCGCATCGGGACCATGTTCAGGCCGCGATCGGGGCGGTGCAGGAAAACCCGTTCCTCGCCGATCAGGCGCAGCCCCCAGAACCGCAGGGACAGCGATGCGGTGATCATCGGGTTTTCGCGGGCGGCCGCGATCTTCGCCAGGTGGCGGGCCTGCCCGTGGTGCTGCACCCAGGGCATCGGCAGCTCTTGCGGCTTGGGTTCACCAAACCGGGCGATCGCGCGGGCGTTCTGCCAGGGATCGGCCGTGGTTTCGGTATAGTCCAGCGACGGCTCGACATACTCGGGCACCAGCGTGGTGACGCGATCGAGGCGCGACTTGCCCGGCCCGTAATCCATACTGACGATCTTGGCCTTGTCGATCACCAGCGTGGGCGCCTCATAGACCCCCATGCGGATGCCGATCTTGCCTTCCTGTGTCAGATACAGGGATGCGGCACCGGCCTGCAGGATCCGATCGGCCACGTCCTTGGCGGGCTCATTCAAGGCATAGCTGCCCCCACCGGCAAAGCGCATCCGCGTGCCGCCGGCCGTGGGCAGATCGAACCGGCTTGCCTCGATCCCCGCAAACCAGCTCGGCAGATCGAATTCCTCAAGAGGGATCAGGCCCGCGCCGGCATCGGACAGATAGTGCAGCGCATGGCGCGCCACGTTGTCGGTGAAGCTCGCATTTCCAGTGGCGGGCTCATAGCAGGGGGCGCCGCGCAGGGTCATGGTGATCTCGGGCGGCCGGGCGCCGGGATAAACGTCGCTGACTTCCTCCGGCGCCACTGAATCGAATTCAGCCAGGACGGTGGCAACCCCGTCCAGGCGGTGCTGGCCGGCGATCCAGCGGGTCGGGAAAGCATCATGCAGATCCGGCCAATGCCCGCCGGCGAACTCGGACCCCATGCCCGTGCGCACGCGCAGCCGCACCTTGTTCCCGTTCCAGGGCGCCGTGGTCACATAGCCCTCGGCGTTCACGTTCACCTTCTTGCCGTCCAGATACCACTGATCGATGCCGGAAATGCCGCCGGTGGATACGGCCAGCAGGACATACGCGCGGCGGGTGCCGGGGATGGAAACGCCGATAACCTCTTGCGTGAAAACCTTGTAATCCGAGAACATCAGCGTTCCGCCCACGCGCACCCGACCGAAATGCTGAACGCGATCGGACGTGCCCGATCGGATGTTGCTCTGCAGATCTCGCGGCCGGGGCCCCTGCTGCTTGGGCCCGAACTTCTTCACAACCGCGCTCACGGCCAGGTTCACGCCAAGGCTGATCACGCTGGTGACGATAGCCGCGCCAACGCCGCCGGCGGCAATGATGCCGCCGACCCATACAAATGCAGCCGGCATTACTTACTCCATGCGATGATCGGGCGCGCCGGGGCTTCCCCCAATCCGCGCAGGGTTCTGAAGGCCCAGGCTTTCCCGGTGCAGATGGCGGCCGTTTCCCGGCCGAGAATTCGGATCACCCCGACATCGCCGGCGATCGGGGCGGGGGTGATCCGCAGGGGCGCCATGCGGGGGCGCAGCAGCTCGGCCAGGCCGCCGGCAATCAGGGCATCCGCGCCGGCCTCCGTGTCATAGGTGCCGCGCAGATCTGCGATCGGATCGTGGCCCCAATGCAGCCGGCACCAGTCAGACATCCAGGCGGTGCAATCGGTGCGGCCCCAGATCCATGGCAGGGCCGCGCCGGCGGTCACGAACGGGTTCAGCCCTGCAGCCATCCGACGAACTCCGCACCGCTGCTTTCGTAAAGGGCGACATACTCGCAGCCGCGATCGCCGGGCGATCGCATCTGCTGATCCCGGTCGGTGTATTTCCCCAACAGGGCCGCATTGCGATCCTTGAAAGGCCCTTCCACGCGGACCTCAAGATAATCCGATGACACGCTGTCACGCCGGCGGATGTCGGCGATCAGGCCGCTATGGATATGCACGGCCGGCCCCACGGCCTCGCCGTCCAGAAAAAGAACCAGGCGCTGCGTCAGGCGGCGATCGCGCCATTCGCTTTCATCCGACAGGATGGCCAGGCCCAGATCCGGCGTCACGCGGCCGAGGCGGTAGCGGGCCGGGTGCGCGTCCATCACGCCCGACGCCTTGATCCCCTCGGCCTGGATCACGTTAAGCGCGGGGATCCACACATGGGTGCCATCAGGCCAGGGCGTTGATCCCTCGATCGCGCGCACCGTCACCGATCGGAAATCGAACTGGAACGTGCGCCGCGCCTCGATCCTGTCGCGGTTCGCTTCCAGGAAAGCGATCTGCTGCGGGGTCCAGCTCATCGATCGAAATCCTCCACAAAGGTGATCGTCACAGGTTCGCCCCAGGACAGCAGATCGCGCGCCCGTTCCCCCTCCCCATCGGTGGCGAACTTGGCATAGACCAGCGGCGGCGTGGTCTGCAGCACGGTCCCCGCCGGGATCGCCTGGCGCAAGGGCGGCTCGATCTTCACCCACCCCCCGGCATTGCGGCGCACGACGCTGTAAAGGAACCCGTTCACGGTAAACAGGTCGCCGACATCGAAGGACGGCCGGCGGGGGTTCACTAGATCCACCGTGATCTGGTTTGCGCCGGCGGCCGCCACGCCGGTGGTGATCATCGGCTGCACCGCGGTGCCGGCCGACCATCCGGTGTCATCCGAAAAGAACGTGTCATCCTGCCAGCGTTCTTGCAGGGGGCTCACGCCCTGGTCGTAGGCATAGGCATCATAAAGCGGGATCACGGCCGTGTTCAGCCGGCCGCGCATTTCCCTAACAAGGGCCTCGAACCGGCGCAGGCGGGCGCGATCGTGATCAAACTGGAATTCTATCTTGAATCGCCAGATCCCGGTGCCGGTGTCGATGATCTGTTCCGAACCGGACAAGCCGACGCCTGCGCCCCGGCTTGTCCAATCGACGTGATAGGTTGTCTTGGTCGTGCGGAATTGCTCGGCCGGCCATTCGATCAGCGCCATTACATGCGATCCCGTTCATACTGATTTAGGTTTGCGACCTCGCCCGGCAGCTCGGCCTGGCTGAACCGGGCCACGCGGGTGTCGGCCGCCATGGTCGCGCGCCGATCGACGAACGCCTGCAGCTGGCCGTCATTGTCCACGCGCACCCGCACATCGACGCCGGCCGGCTTGCTTTCCATCACCTGCCTGGACAGATCGTGCGGGATCACCGTCGCGCCGGTGGGCAGCGTGATCAGCTCGCCCCCCTTTTCGTTGATCTGCACAAGGCCGGGCTGCAGGATCTGGCCGCCGGCCGACAGCGCCGGGATCGCGTTCAAGCCCGCGCCCCGCATGGCACCCGTCAGGGCATCGCCACCGCCCATCAGCTGCAGGCCCACCGTGCCCAGGAACGGTGCGGCCAGGCCGGTCAGGATGCTGGTCAGCTTGCTGCGCGCCAGGTTGGCGGCCATGTCCAGCAGCATCTTTTTGAAATCGTCGCCGGTGCGGATCGTGCCGGCGCTGATCGCATCCAAATAGGGCAGGATGCCGGCCGCAAAGGATTGGCCCACGCGATCGCTGGCCGCCGTCACATAAGGCTGTCCATTGCCAAGGCCGACGCCCAGGCCCTCGGACATATATTCGCCGTATTCGATCATCCTGCGCGATGGGGATTGGATGCCCATCCCGCTGCGGAACCCCTCGCCATAGGCATCCGCATCGGTGACGCCCTGGACGCGGATCCCGGCCGTGCCGCCGGCCAGGCCGGTCTGCATGTCAGCTGTCGGGGGCACGATCACATCTGCACCGGCCGGGGCGGTGGTGCCGCCGCTTGGCGCACCCGCGCCGGTCACGCGGTTCAATCCGCTTTCAACCCACCGGCCGGCGCGATCGGCCAGATCCAGCGCCGCCTTGATCTTCTCGATCGGTGCCCTGATCCGTTCATCTAGCCGCTCAAACGCTGCACCGACGCCATCGAACAGGGTTGTGAAAAACCCATCCAGCCCGTTCCATGCCGTCTTGATCCCATCGGCCGCCTGCGACAGATCCCCGGTCACGATGCCCAGGATGACATCGGCCAGCCCCCGGAACACATCGCCCAGGGAATTGGCCATATCTGTGAACCATGGGCCCACGGTGTCCCAATTCATCACGATGGCCGTGGCTGCCCCCGCGATCGCCAGCGCCGCCAGCGTGAAGGGCGCGCCCAGGGCACCAGCGGCCAGCGCCACAGACTTGACGATCGCCACGAACGGGCCGAGGCCCTGCAGCAGCAGCCCGAACCCGACCAGCAGCGGGCCAAGCGCGGCGGCCACGCCGCCGGCGATGATGCCGATTTTCAGCAGCTCGGGGTTGGTTTCCTTCAAGCGGATGACCAGCGCCGTCGCCTGCTGCGCAAACTGCGTCGCCCATTCCAACAGGCCGCTGTTTCCGATCGCGATCATCAGCGCCTCGATCCCCGATTTGAGTTTCAGCATTTCCCCGTTGAAACCCTTTAACCGGGCGGCCGCCTGTTCCTCGGCCGAGGCTTCCCCGATCGAGGCTTTCAGGCGATCGATCCCGTCCGCGCCCTGTTCCGCCAGGCCGATGGCCGTGCGCAGCGCGTCGGTGCCAAAGATCGTACTAAGGGCATCGTTGCGCGCTTCATCCGAAAGCCCGGCCAGACCGTCCTGCAGCTCTTGCGCGATCTCGGCCATGGACTTCATCGATCCGTCAGCGGTAAAGAATTCCAGGTTAAGATCCGCCATCGCCTTGGCGGCCGGCGCCGATGCCGGGACCAGGCGCTGCAGGAACGTCTTGAAGCTCGTGCCGGCATCCGATCCGCTGGCGAACAGCGATGACGTGCCGGCAATGGCCGCGTTGAAATCCTCGAAGGAAAGGCCCAGGCCGCCGGCCACGCCGCCGGCCTGCGCGATCGCCAGGCGGTAATCGTCAAAGCTGAACTTGGATGCCAAAATCACGCCGGTCATCCCATCGACCAGGCCCGTCAATTCCCCGGCCTGCTTTCCGAACTGCAGCATGACATCGGTGGCCAGATCGCCCGATGACGCCAGATCGGACCCCGACGATGCCGCCAGCAGCATGGACGCCTCCAACGCGCCGCCCAGGATCTGCGATGCGTTCAAGCCGTTCTTGGCCAGGATCTCGATCGCGTCGGCCGCCTGCGATGCCTTGAACTGCGTGGTCTCGCCCATTTTCAGGGCCATGGCTTCCAGCTGCTGCAGCTCTTGCGCCGATGCCCCGCTGGCGGCGCCGACGCGGTTCATGGCCGCCTCGAAATCCCCGGCCGCGCGCAGGGACAGGCCCCCGAACGCCACGACAGGCGCGGTGATGGCAAGCGAAAACCGCTTGCCAACCCGGTCCATGCTGCGCCCGAAATCCTGCGCCATGTTCTGCGATTGGCGCAGGCCATTGGCGAACATGGCGCTGTCCAGGCCCAGGTTGACGCGCAGCGCCCCGATCACCGCATTGACCATTTTACTGCACCTCTGCTTTTGACATGAACCAGGCCCGCACGATCTCTGTCTGGATCTCGGGCGGGATCGGCTTGGATTTGGCCGGCTTCATCGGCTTGAACTTCGGGAATTGCTTGGGCGCGCAAACCGCGAAATGGATCCATGTCGCCTGTTCATAGGCGACCGATCGGCGCGCCTCGATCTCGGCATGGATCCTTGCATCGTGCCCCGTGACGATCAGCCGGATCTCATGGGGCGTCAGGCGCCAGAACTGGTCATAGTCCAGCCCCCGCGCCAGCCAGCCGGTCAGCAGCGCCCCTAGCGGGTCCGCTTCCGGCCTTTTCCGTTTCCCGCCGGCGCGCCCGGTTCCGGTTGCCCGAACGCGGCGCGGATGGCGCGGCCCAACAGATCGCCCGACGTTTTGGTGCCCAGGTCATCCACGATGTCGCAGGCTTCATCGCGCGACACGCCGGTGCCGATCGCCAGCATCTGCGCCACGTCGCCGATCCGCTGTTCCGTTTCCAGCCGCTTCACGATGGCATTGATGCCCATGTCAAAGTGATCTTCGGCCTCGGCCAGCTGCGCGGTGCCGAGGCGCAGGGCATAGCTCTTGCCCTGCGCCTCGAAAGGGATCGTTCCGCGACGTTCGGTCATGCGCCGGTCCCCGCGCTAACGGGCGCGTTCACCGGCGTGCTCTGGATGAATTCGACCGGCCCGGTCACGCGCAGGTTCACGCTCATGGCGATGGCGGCGCCGGGATCCTCGCTTTCCTCGATCGAGGGATTGGGCCAGGCGCGGAACGCGAAACGATCTGGTTCCGTCTGGCCCGGTGCCAGCGGGAACGTGACGCGGTAGAAGGTCGGCTCGTTGTGGTTGCGGTCCAGGATCTGCGCCGCGTATCCCGCGCTGGTGTAGTTGCAGGGAATTGCGATCTCGCCACCATCTTTCAGGCCCTTGATCCATTCGCGGAACCCGCCGGGGCTTTGGTTGTGGGTGGCCTCGACGTAATCCTGGGTGATCCCCGGAATTGCCACGCCCTTGGCCTCGGGGATGGCGGTGAAGCTATCGGTCGCGCCCGTGCGCGACCGTTCGGTGATCATTCCGTGGGCGATGATTGCTTGCGTCATGGGGGCCTCCTTAGCCTCGATAAACGACAGTGAAATCCAGCGATGCGCGGTGGATGGGTTGGTTTTCGTCGCCGTCCGTCAGGTCTTGGCCGGTGACGAACAGAATCCCCTGGAACGGTTCGGATTTGTAACCATCCAGGATCCGTTCGACCGACTGCGCCATGGCCTCGGCGTCCAGGTCGGTCTGTGCGTAGCAGTCAATTTGCACGCGATAGGTGGTCAGGGATCCCCGACCGGCCATCAGCCGATCGGGCACCCGGCTGATCACCTGCAACACGATGTAGTCGCCGGCGATGCCCTGCCCGTGGATGCCCCAGGACACGCCGCCGGGGGTCAGGCTTGCCAGCAGCGGATCGCCGATCAGCAGATTGCGCAGGGCGGTTTTCATTTGATCAGCGTCCCGCGTTTGGTGGCGCGCTTGATCGACTTTTCCACCGCTGTCCAAAGGCTGCTGGACACGTTGGCAAGTATCGATCCCTTGGCCTTGTCCCAGGCCGGCCGCGCAAAAGGCTGCGCGCCGTGCCGACTGTTCCCGAATTCCTGCTGATGCGCAGATGGCACCGCGCCGGCGCCCACGAACATCTCCACCGATGCCCGATCGCTCTTGAACATCTTGCGGTGCAGGCGCGCTTGCCGCTTGGACAGGCGACTGCCAACGCCGATGCTGTTTTTCAGGGTGCGCTGGCCATCGGGATCCTCGGGGGCATTGGCTTCCATATCGGCCGCCATCGGCTCGGCTTCCTTGCGCAGCACCCGGCGCAGGATCCCTTTGCCGGTGGATCGGTTCAGCCGTTCCAGCTGCTTTTCCAGATCGCGCAGCCCCGCTACATGAAACGGCTTGGCCATTGCGGTCTCCTATCTTTGGGCAGGGTTGGGCAGGAACCGCGCGGTGATCTCGTAACCCTCGCGGCAGCCGATCTCCTTGATGCCGGCGATGCCGTATGTGACGCCCTCGCAGGTCAGCCGATCGGTGGCCGTTATGCCGGCGGTGAAGGGCGATGCCGGGATCTCGAAACGATCGGTCATGTCGCGCATCGTGGTGTCGGCGCGGAACTTTTCGCCATCGCTGATCGGCTTCTTGGATGCCGGCACCGGCAGACCGATCGGCTCGAAATCCCCCCGGCGCTGGCCTCGGCCGTCATCGATCAGGGGCGCGCGCAGGAACTGCACCAGACGATCGCGCTTGCCGCTGTTCATAGCCATGTCAGCGGATCCCCGGTGCGCAGATCTCCGGCGGGCACCGGCGGGCGGGAATAGACGCGCAGGCCGGCCAGCAGGGCGCGCACCCCCGGCGGCGGCACCGCGTCATCGCTGGACACACCGTCGCCGCCATGGGTCACTGACGTGGCGGCGCCCCGGTTGGTGTAAAACCGATCGGTCATCATCAGCACCGCCACGCGCACGGCGGCGGGGGCCACGATCTGTTCGGGGTCATAGCCGGGCGCCCCGATCGCGGGCAGCTCGGCCTCTGTCGCGTAAACGGGCCGCCCGATCCAGTTGATGATCTGCTGTTCCGCCGCCTCGGCATAAGCCGCGATCAGCGCATCCTCATGCGTGCTGTTCGGATCGGTGCGCAGATGACCTTTCAGCTCGGGCAGCCCGACGATCATTTGCCGCCCTTCCTCTTGGCGGCGCCGGTGTCGCCGGCGGGGGCGGCTTCTTCGGCCTGGTCGGCCGCGTCGGTGTCGGTGGCGTCGCCATCCTCGGCCGCCGGCGGCACCGCGTGCAGCGCCGCCTCGCGGGCATCCAGATCCTTGGCGGCATCCGCCATCGACTGTTCGCGATCGGCCAGCTCGGCCGCGTGGCCGTCCAGCTCGGCCTGGCGCGCGTCCAGCTCTGCCTGGCGCGCATCCATGGCGGTGCGCTGCGTCTCGATCTCGGCGGTCGCACGTTCGGCATCCTCCCTGATCAGCGTCTGGATCTCGGCCGGCGACAGCTCGATCTGATAGGCCGCCAGGCGGCGGGCATCCTCGGGGGTGATCGCCCCGCGCGCGATCATATCCTGCACGCGATCGAGGCCGGCCGGGGGCTCGGCGATCGCGGCAAAGCCGGGGGCGGCACCCTTCACCTGTTTGGCCAGTGCGTCGGCCTGGCGCTTCTGCGCGGCCTCGATGTCGGCCGGGGTGGCGTCCACGAACCGCTTGGTGGCTTTCAGCTGCTTGGCCTGCGCATCGTCCACGTCGATGATCCCATTGGCCGCCACGCGACCATAGGATCCCGATGCAGCGCGCAGCGATTTGAGCTTGGGCATCTGCTTGTCCTTCATGTTTCGGGGATTGGCGGGGCGGCAGGGGCGGCCGAGGCCGCGCCTGCCTCTCGCGATCAGCCGGCGGCGGCGCCGGTGTAGTAGGTCAGCGCCAGGGGGCGCTTGACGGCCAGGGCCGCCCGCTTTTCGCCGCGAACCGTCAGCATGTTCTTATCGAAATTGTCGCGGTTCTCCGACGACAGCAGGATCTCGATGTCCTGGCGCTGGTAGTAGGTCGCGGCCAGCTTGAACGCGCCCGTCAGGAAATCACCCTCGGGCATGTTCTCGGTATCGACCACCTTGCGGCCCCACAGGCGGGGGGTCGCGGTTTCGGCGAACGGGTTGCCGAAGATGTAACGGCCGGTGCTGTCCTTCAGCATTTCAGCCGCCGCCCAATCCCAGATGTTCAGGACATGGGCATCCACGACATAGCCGGCCGCCTGGACCTGCAGCATGGCAAGGCGCAGGCGATCCAGGATCGTTGCGCCGGCGATCTCGCGGGCCTGCTGCGCGTAGGGGGTCGCGTTGGCGATCAGGCCCAGGGGGTTTTCGCCCACGCCGTCACCGGCCAGGATCCCGGCATCCTCGGCTTTGTCCACCTCGTAACGCAGGGTGGTGTCGATGTCCGTCCGCAGCGCCGGCACATCGTCCAGCATGTGCTTGTGGATCTCCATCCGCCCGGCGATCGTCCCGACCTCGGCCGTCGCGGCTTCCCACGCCTTGTCGATCAGGGGTTTCACCGTCACGCCGTCATCGGGGACATAGCCGGCCGCACCCGTCCGCGAAATCTCGCGGAAATACTTGATCAGCGCGGCATCGGTTTCGCCGACCGTGATCAGATCTTTCACCATCAGCTTGCGGTCGGGCTCGGATACGATCTCCCCATCCCGGCGCTCGGGGCGCAGCGCACCGCCGGATCCCGGCAGCGACGTGATCGCGTTGAAGAACCCCAGGGACAGATTGCCATGGACGCCCGACTTGTGGGCGGCGGCGATCGTCTCGCCGGCCATTTCCTCGACCAGCTGGCCCAGGGATTTGGCGCCACCGGCACCACCACGCCGGCCGCTGCTGGCGAACTGCTGTTCCAGATCACGCGCGCCGGCGCGGATCTCCTCGATCGCGGTCTGCAGCTCACCTTGTTGGGCCAGTGCCTGATCGACCGCGGCCTTGGTTTCGTCGGTCAGGCCGCCAAGGCGCCTGTTCTCGGCCAGGACGTTCTGCACGCTCTTGTTCAGCGATGCGGTGGTTTTCTCGAAAGTCTCCTGCAGCTCGCCGATCGACTTTTCCATATCAAAGGCCATGTTCATTCTCCATTTGGGCCAAAGTTTTCTTGGCCGACCCCATCAGGGCGGCCATCGCATCGACAGCGCGCGGCATGTCGTCATCAGCAGCGCCCGGCGTGCTGGTCATCCCCTTGATCATCTGGCGGCGTTCCGACCGGGGCATCCCGCCCCGCGCCATCGCCGCATCGATCTTGGCAATGTTCTTGACGCGCGGCGCTTCGGCCCGCGCGGTTTCGTTGATCTCGATCGCGTCGGCCGCCAGCAGATCGTCGGCAAAGCCCTGATCGATCGCGGCCCGCCCGGAAATCCAGGTTTCGCGGTCCATCATCTTGCCAATCTCGGCCGCGTCGATCCCGCTGCGCACCGCGTAAAGATCCGCCATCACTTCATCGAAGGCGGCCAGCTGGCCGGCCACGCTGGTCAGATCGTTCCGATCGCCCACCGCAAACACCCAGGTGTTGTGGATCATCAGGAAGCCGGCGCGGGCGATCTCCACCCGATCGCCGGCCATGGCGATGATCGAGGCGGCCGAGGCGGCCAGGCCGACAACCCGCACCGTCACGTCGCCCTTGTGGCCGCGCAACAGGTTGTAGATGGCCAGCCCCTCGAACACGTCGCCGCCGGGGCTGTTGATGTTGACCACCACCGCCCGATCGGGCGCCTGGCGCAGCAGCGCGCCCACGCGGCGCGCCGTCACGCCGTAGCCGTCCCAGCTCTCGCCGATCACGTCCATGACATCGACCACCAGGGGCAGATCGTCGGCGCCGGCATCGGCCAGGGCGCGGGCGTGCAGCTCGGGCTGCCACTTGTCCAGCGCCTTGGGCGGGGCGCAATCCGCGCGCACCTGGTCGGGCCGCACACCGAAATGCGCGACAGGCATATGGTTCTTGGCCATGTCAGATCCTTTCGTTCAGGCTGTCGATCGGCGCCATGGCGGTCTGGATCATCAGATCGTCAGCACCCCCGCCCCGGCGTTCCATGTTCAGTTTGTCGCGGGCCTCGTCGCGCGACATGATGCCGTTGGCGGTCATCTGGCGCAGGAAATCGGCCTTGGCCTTGCTGTCCATCTGCAGCATCGCCTCGCGGTTGAACTCGGCATAGATCGTGCGCTGGTCGCGCCGGCGGATCAGGGATTTGCGGATCCGCTGTTCCAGCTTTTTCAGGACCGGATTGATCCCCAGCTGCATCCAGGACAGGAAAATCTGTTCCACGCCGGTGCCCCACATCGTCTGGCCCTCGGCCGAGTGCCCGATGACGATCGGTGGCACCCCGAACCACCGGCACACTTCCTCGATCGAGAACCGGCGCGTTTCCAGCATCTGCGCATCGTCGGGGTTCAGCGACAGCTGCGAAAACTCCATCCCGGCCTCAAGGACCATGATCTTGCCGGCCCGGCTCGATCCCGAATAATCCGCGACCAGCTGCTGCAGCTGCGGGCGCTGCTTTTCGCTGATTGAGCTGTTGGTTTTCAGGACGCCGGATGCCTGCATACCCGATCCGAACATCCCGCTGCTGGCCTCGTCGGCCGCCATCGCGGCGCCCAAGGATTGCGTGCCCCACCGGATCGGCGACATGCCCTCGTCGCCGCCGAAACCCCACCCCCGCAAGTGCAGCATGTCGGTCTGTTTCACCGGGCGCGGCCGGCGTGCCCCCGGATCCGTGACCAGATAGATCAGCTCGTTTGTGTTGACCTGGCGCACCGGCCGGCAATGCGTCGATGGGATCGGTAGCAAGGCGGCCGGGCGATCGCCGATCCAGGCAATTTCCGCGTATCCATTCCCGGTGGCCAGCATCCAGGAAAACATGCCTTCCCAGAACTCCACCGGCGTCTGATCCGCGTTGGGCGACAGGCTGATCAGATCATCCAGATCCCCGCCGATCTTCTGGCGGCCGGCCGGGGTCTTTTGGAAAACATCGATCGGCAGCGATGCCATCGCCTGCGCGGCCCGCGCGATGCACGCCCAGACTGCGGAAATGGTCAGGGCGCTGGAAAGGTTCACCGCCTTCCCACTTGCGTTGGCAGCGACGTGATAGCCCAGATCGCCGCCCTGCATGGTCAGGCGATCGGCTTTCGTCAGCGCGGCCGCCATGGGGCGGCCGAACTGATCAATGATGGCCGTTGGCTTTTGCATCAGATCACCATGATGGGATCGGCCAGGAACTCATCGATCGAGGCCGGGGGTTCAGGATTGCCAAACATCAGCATGGCGGCGTTAAAGGTGGCCATCAGGGTGTCGATCTTTGCGGATCCGGCGGTTTGCTTCGTCACGATCCAGTTGCTCCCTTTCAATTCGGCCTTTGCGTTGCCCACGTTCCAAGCCATCAGCTCGGTCCCGCCATGGGTCATGCGGGCCTGTTTCAGCCGGCGCGGCAGCGATTGAACGGCGGCCTGCAGCTTCCAGCCCTGGCCGATGCTGATCCATCGATCGTCGCCGAATCCCTCGGCCTCCAATTCATCCAGCAGCTCATTGATGCCGGCCGCATCCAGGCCGATCGCCGGGCTCGCGTTAGGCAGCAGCTGCGCATCCTCCAGCTCGCGGATCACCGCGACGGCGCCGGCCACATCGTCGCCGACCTGTTCGCACAGGGTCAGCTGGCCCAGATCCTTGAATTCCTCCAGCCGGGCCGCGATGTCCTGGCGCTGATCGAACACGTCCTGGAACGCCCAGGCATGGGCCCAATGCAGCCATTGCCGGGTTCCCCTTTCCCGGCCGATCACCGCCAGCCCGAACAGGTCATCCAAGCCGCCGCCGTCGATCCCCACCACCGCGACCTCGCAGCGCCGGATCAGCTCGGCCAGGGTCAGTTTGCGATCGCCGCACCGCAGCCAGTAATCGGCACCGGGCCAGCGGTTGCTGTGCAGCCCTAGCCCGATCTCGATATTCAGGTGCTGCGATGCCCACCGGATCAGCTCGGCCTTGCCCTTGCCCTCGGCCGTTTGGAAATCGGCGATCAGGCGCGGCAGCTTGATCGATCGGCCCAGGTTCGGCAGCACCATCGGCCACAGCTTCGGATCCTTCCAAGGCTGCTTTTCGTCGCGCTGGACGGCCTCGGGGAACTCATACAGCACTGGCAGCATCCGCACGCCGGCGGTGATCGCGCCATCCCGCACCCCGCGCGCATACTGCAATTCAGACTTGAACACGCCGGTGGGCGCGATCTCCGACTGCGTGGTGATGATGATCAGCAGGCTTTCATCATTGGTGATCATGCCGCCCCGGATCTGGCCGATCACGCGCGCGGCGTGGTTCATCTCCGCCATCAGGTGCAGCTCGTCGATGATCGCAAAGGCGGGGATGCCGCCCGTGACCACCTTGGGATCGAAACTCTTGATCTGCAGGGTGGCGTTCATCCGCACCCCTGTTTCCTCGTCCTGGTGCAGATCCGTGATCGTCTTGTTATGGTCGCTGACCTTGAACCGGCGGCGCAGGTAAGGATCAGCCTCGATCATCCCGGCCGCCTGCGCAAAGCACTTGGCCGCCACCGCCTGCGTGGGCCCGATAATGATCCCGTCGATGTTCGGGGTCTGGTTCATCAGCAGGGCGATGATGCCCAGGGCGGCCGCGTTGGTGGTCTTGCTGTTCTTCTTCGGGATCAGGTTGAAGATCTCGCCCACGAACCGCTTGCCGGTTTCGGGATCGATCGAACCGAACGCGGCCCGCACCAGGTCACGCATCCATTCCCCGCCCACCTCGGCCATGGTGGGCTGGCCCCTGATGTCGGGCACCCGCAGCAGGTTGAACAGATCCACCGCCGCCTCGGCCATGATCGGATCAAGCGGCAGGGTCGCGATCGGTGTTTCACCGCGTGCCAGCTTGTCCGCCCAATCGGGGCAGGCAAAGGACAGCCCATCATCCAGCGGCATCAGTGGGCGCCGCGGTTCTTCATGCGATCGAAGATGTCACCGAAATTGTCGGGCACATTCTGCGCGTCCAGCCGGGCCTGCTCTTTCTTGCCCAGGGGCGCGGCCGGCGCGTCATCGTCGCCATCATCATCCTGATCTGCAGGGCGCGCACCGCGCCGGGGCGCAGCCGGCGCGGCGTCCTGGATCCGTTCGCGCAGCTGGCGGATCGAGGGGGTGTGACCCTCGCGCACCCTGCGCATCAGCACGTCCAGCATCACGCCATCGACAAAAGTTGCGCCCATTTCCAGCTCACGGGAAAAATGCTTGCGCAGGGTCTTTTCATCGATCCCCATATCCTCGGCGATCCGCTTCTGCGCCCACCCGGCGGCAATGCGAACCATAACAAAGTCCTGATTTTCCTTTGTTTTCGAGAATGACGGCCGCCCCCGCCGATCCCGCAGCGGCGTCAGCGGCTGGCCGAACAGATCAACATCGCCCCCGGCTGCAGGATTTTCGACTTTCATGGGAAAAAAAATCTCCGACTGAGGGGGACGCGGGTCCGGGCCGGGACGGCCCCCCGACTTTCGACCCACCCCCCCGCCCTCGCTCCAGCTTGGCATGGTGCCCGAGGTCGGGCCCGATCATTCCTCGGCTCACCATTGCTGGAATGCCGACCTAAACCGGAACGGTCAAAACGCTGTCACGTTAGCCCTTAGAGGCGACAGGAGGACTGCAGATGCGTCGGGTAGACTTCACCTTGGACGGCTCCGGCCCATATGCTGGGATGATGTGCTTTGGGCAAATTGGCAAAGGCGAGATCGAGTTCATCAACATCCTGCTGCCACGCGATCCGATGACCGCCTTCCAAACCGTCCGTGTCATGGTGGAGGGAGACGAGACCTTTGACGCTCCCATACGGGAACTTGTGCTCATTGACGATGGTGACGAGCCAAGCGCAGATCATTCCTCCGGCTACATCACATTCGAAACGGTGTGAGCTTAGTCCAGCAGTGACGCACGCTCCTCGCGCTGCTTGTCCCTACTATGGCAGGTGGCGCACATGCACTGAACATTGGCTCGATCAAAGAACAGATCGCGGTCACCACGATGGGCGCGGATGTGGTCGCCGACCAGCTGGGCACTCTCGAAGATCCGCTTGCACCGAACGCATGTGAAGCGGGCAGCGACCAGCACATCCCATCGGATGGCCTGCCATTCTGCTGTCTTATACCACTTGCGCCAGGTATCGATCCGATCGCGCGACCGGACAGGCGCAGCGCCGCCGTTCCCTCGCGGCTTTAGCTGCTGGCCGCGCTGTGCGAGCTGCTTCATGCGCACCATGGCTGATCCTTGTTAAGTGGGGCCTCAGAACATTGCGCATGCGGTACTGGCCTCATAAGCCACCCCCGCATTCATCAAGTGCACATGGAGATATTTGCCATGCACAGAACTACTCTTAGGATTGCCGATATGGCTCTAGCCGATGCGGAGGTTATGCGGATCGAGACACGTTACCTGATCCATGCGAAGACGGTGCCGCTCCCTGATGGTCACCTGCCAAGGGCCACCACTTGCGACTTCGAGTACTGTGGACGTTCGATCCCAGGTATCATCGTAAAGACGACAATCGAGCGTTCTGATTGGAGCGGTGATCCGTCATTGCATGACATAAGGCTCGAAGTCATCGCCGACCCGGCACGCTAGAACGACGAACGCCCGCGAGGGGATGATCCCTGCGGGCGCACGTCTAGATAATAGTGATTCGTGTCACACAGAGTGAGGTAAGCGGTCAAGAACTTTTTCGGCCCCGGTAACCGATCATGCGGTCCAGCGCCGCACTCAGAGCCGCTGATAGCGCCTTTTGGTTGCCACTGTAGGTCGACCAGTTGTAAAACGTCAAAACGGTCTTAATCGACTTCCCCTTGAGGCAGACCGCATCGACCAGCACCATGTCGGATATCTGCCGTGCCGTCGGCCCGCCGCGGTCCGAGGGGCGCACCCGCCGCACCGCCATCGCCAAGCCAGTACCGATCCGGCGGCGTATGCGATCCACCTCGGCCGAGACCTCCAACCGCCGGTCCATCCAGTCTCGCCCGTCCGGGCTGCCCGCGCTGGCCTGCAGGCTGGACAGCTTGGTGCCGTCGGCCGACAGTAGCTGCACCAGGTCGTGGTAGCGCCGGCCGATCGAGATCTGGCCATGGGTTAGGGGCGCAGGCTGCTTGCGGCGCGCGGCTGCGGCTAGCATGGCGTCGAAGGCATCTGCCCGGCGGATGGCCTGGCGACCGCCGTAACCCCGATGGACGGCCTCGACGTCATCGGTGCCCACCGGAAGCAGCTCGATGTTCTGAACCAGCACGAAGCCGCCACGGGCCGGGGCAGGGGCGATGTCAGGGCCGCAGGCCTCAGGAATAGCCCCAGCATCCTTCACGGCCCTCAGGCGCAACGCAGCGGCACGTTCGGCCTCCTGGGCCTTCAGTCTGGCGGACAGGCCTGCGGGAAGGTGGTTTTGATCCTCGGCAAGCTTTGCGATCAACATTTTGCGTCCCTTCTCGGTCATTTGTCTATCCGTTGTTCTTTGTCTTTAGGGATTGGGCCTGATGGGCTTAGTGGGAATTGAAGAGGGCTTGAGATTAGAGGGTATTTGATAGGGCCTGATCCAATGAAATCATGGGCTTGAGTGGTGAATTTGGGCCTGACGGGCTTGATGGGCTTGAAAGTTCGCCCCATGCACAGGGCAGACTTTCCCCCCGACCCCGTTTGGAAGACGCGCGCACGTGGGCGAGATTTTCAGGCCCGTCAGGCCCTCAGGCCCAAAAACATCACCTAACCCTTTGATGACATTGAAACCGAAGCCCCCTGACCCCGCTTTCAGTCGCGCCCAACGGCCACCGCCACTAAGCCCGTCGGGCCCAAACACAGCGACGAGGGGCTGACATGCGCGACGGGCCCGAAGGCCCGCCTGGTCGATGATCCTGAGAATGGGGTGCGGGGTCATTTGGACCATGACGTCCATCCGTTGCCCTTGTCGTTGGTTTCGGCCTCGCGCATGCGTTGGCCGAAGTCTTCGCTAAGCCTTATCCCGCGATAGCCGGTGACGCCCGACTTGCCGGGCGCAAAGGTCTTTTGGGTCTCTGGGTGCCGCCAGCTGTCCGCCTTTCCCTTGAGGCGGTTGGACACGGTCCTGCCGCCCCATCGCGTCTCCCCACGCTCCTCCATCCAGAAGTTGAAGGCCTCGATCAGCTCGCGGGCTGTCATGAAGTCGCCCTCGTAGCCGGTGACCGTGGTGGCATCGGCCAGGAAGCTCCCGACCGGGTCACTGTCCTTGCGATAGTCCTCCGTTGCGGCCAAGACCTCGTCCGGCTCCTGGAGGCCGCCATCGAGGAAGTCGAGCAGGCCCTGCACCATCCAGTTGAAGATGCCGGCCCGCTCCTCCCACAGGATCGCGTCCAGGTCTTTCTTCGGGATCCGCTTGTGCTCGGGGATCTGGATCGGGAACTTGACCAGCATCAGACGCCGCCAGATCCCGTCGTCACCGCCGCGAATGTCGGGCAGGTGGTTGCCGCTGATCGTCAGCTTGAAATAGGGCTGCACCACGATCATGCCGGAGAACAGATCCCGGATCATCATCGGCTCACCCCCGGTCAGCGCCTTGATCAGCGCTTCCTGGAGGCGCTCACCCTCTTCGGGCTCGGAGGTCCGGACGCTGCGGGCACCGATCAGGGGGATCATGTCGGGCTGCGAGTCCGAGCCGGACTTCTTGTTCTTGCCGGTCAGGCTCTCGATCTTCGCCGTCGCCGAATAGTCGCCCATGATGCGTGAGACGATGTCCACCAGGACCGATTTGCCGTTTGCGCCGGCCCCGTGGAAGAAGGCCAGCTTCTGGACGGGGATGCCGCTCATGGAGAGGCCGAACCAACGCTGCAGGAACCGCCGAACGTCGATGTTCGGCTGGATCTGCAACAGGAAGTCGTCAAAGCGCGGGCAGGTCGCAGCGGGGTCGTAATCCACCGGCATCAGCTTGCTCAGCATGTGGGCGCGGTCGTGTGGCATCAATTTGACCGCGGGCTTCGGGCCCATGCCCAGATCGCCAGTTGGGTCGATGTAGAAGCGCAGCGTCCCCGTCAGCGTGTTCACCACCAGGTCATCCTGATCCAGATCGTCGACGGTGATCGAGCGCATGACCGAGGCCTCGGCCGCCATGTTCGTCATCGGCCCCGAGTTGCCGGCGTTCTTGGCATGGGTGATGCGGCGACCGATGGCCGTCTTATGACCCTTGAGGGCGGTCTCGATATTGCGGAGGCGCCCGGCGATGTTGCCCAGCTCTCCAAGCAGGGCCTCGTCGGCCGCATATCCCGCGGTGCTCTCGATCTCGGCGCGGCGCTTGATCAGCTGGAACTCCTCCTCCAGCAGTTTGCGATCGCGAGGCGAGGGCAGGATGAAGTCGATCTCCTGCTCGATCAGCGCCGACATCTGCTGGGCCATGATGCGGATTCGCGGCGACAGCCCCTTGGTGATCTCGGCGTCCTTGCGCCAGCGCATCCCGTCCCAGATATGCCAGCCGACCTGCGAGACGTAATGAACGTCCTGGCCGAAATGCACCACGAAGCGACGGGCATTCCCGATGTCGTTAAGGGGCTCGGCGGCGGCGACCGCAACGGGGTCGGGGGTCTCGCCGTCGTCCTGACCATCGCGATCGTCCGGCGGGGGCGGCGGCGGCAGATAGCCCTCGGGATAGCTGTCGGCTGGATCGTCGCCATAGGCATCCTGCGGCAGATCCATGCCGTCAGGCAGATCGACCTCCTCTTCCGCAGCCATGGCAGCCCGGACCTTCTCGATACCGTCGTCGGTCATCTGTCATCCTTTCGCCGTGCGACGTCTTGTGCGCCCATCAGCAGGTCGTTCATGTCGATGCCCTCGCCCGGGTGGACGATGGCGGCGGTCAGGCCGGGACGCAGCGCCATGGCGCGGCGAAGGCCGGAAAGGAGTTTGGCGCGGGTCAGCTTCGGATCGCTGTCGCCGTCCTGGACGAAGACCAGGCGCTTGATCCAAGCGGGCGGCACGAATGCATCGAGGTCAGCCAGATCCGGGATGCCGGCGTACTTGAGGCCGGGTCCCAGCTTGCGCGCGCCGGCCATGTTGCCGAGGTCGACCCCGGCCCAGTACGCAGCTCCGGCGGCATGGGCGGCGGCGACCATCGCCGACAGCGTCGTCTCGATGCCTTCGGCCATGACCAGGCAGGTGGCATCGCGCGGGGTGAAGATGCGGATCGCGCCGCCCTTCTTCGACCCGTAAACCTTCTTCGACGGCACCAGCTCGCCCGGCTTGGCCGGGTTCATGACCACCACCTTGCCCTTGGGCTGGTCGAGGTCGATCCACGTCCGATGCACGCCCGTCAGGGTGCCGTCCGGACCAAGGATCGCGGCCAGCATGGCCGGGCCCTCATGGACGGTGACAAACTCACCCCGGCGGCCTTCACCCGGCACTACGAGTCGGGCGCCGGGCTCGAAACGGAAACAGCGCGGCAGCTGCGCACCGGAACGTGGGCGGATGCCGCGCCGAGCAAGATAATCCACGACAGCGGTGCCATCGGCCGGGCCTGCCTGATCCCAGATCTTGCGGGCCTGGGCGATGGCATCGGCGCGGCGGCGGGCGGCGTCGGCCTCGCGCGCACGGCGATGCTCTTCGGCCTTGCGTTCCTGCGCGGCCAGTTGCTGCGGCGTGAGTTCCTGCCTGGGCCCGACGAGCCAGTCCAGCGCGGCCGGGAAGTCTAGGCCCAGCACCAGTTGCACCAAGGCGATTTGGTCGCCCTTGGCATCACAGCGACGACAGAAGATCACGTCCTTGCGCGTATTGATCGAAAAGCGGTCCTTGCCCCCGCAGCCGGGGCAGGGACCGATCAGCTCGCCGCCGGTGCGCACCAGGCCGCCGATGGCCAGCCGATCAACCAGCTCCAGCATCGGCACTTGATGCGCCATGGCGATTCGCGGATCTTCACGCACGGGTCTGCGCCTCGTGGTCGACCAGCCAGCGCAGCGCGCGCAGCAGATCGGCCTGACCGTCCAGCAGGATATGGCCGTGTCGATCGGTCAGGTCCGCGAACAGCATCGCCTTCCAGCGCCCGGTCACGGCCGCAGGTTCGCAGCCCAGCTGGTCGGCAATCTTGGCCAAGGCGCGGCGGGTTGCCAAGCCCTCGGCGAGGAACAGGTCATCGGCGGCGGTAAAGCTGCCGCGCGGCAGGGTCAGCACGTGCGACAGGATACGGATTTGCCGCCCGGGCTGATTCTCGGCGATGGCGGCCTGCAGGGTGGCGCGGATGCGCGCCTGCTTCGGATCCGCGCCCTGGGGCGTTGGCTCCGGTGCCGTGGCAGGTTTCGGTGCGGGTGACGAGGGCAAAGGCGCGGCAGGCGCGATCCTCGGGGCAGCGTGTGGCGCGACTGTCGGGGTCGGCATGACCACCGGGGGTGTCGGGAATGCCTTGGCTTTGGCCGGGGGCGTGCACTTCGCGTCGGTCGAGGCCTTGGGCCTGCGCGCCGGGGCAGTCTTGGCGGGGTCGGCCTTCTTGAACCGGCCCTTGGGACGGCCGGGCACCGTGATCGGCCCGGTACCGCGAACGCCATATCGCTTGATGGCAATCTGGGTTGCGGCCACAGGGCGCCCGAGGATGCGAGCGACCTCGGAGGGTCCCTTGCCGCCCGTCAGCAGCTCACGCGCCTGCTGCAGCTCTTCCAGCGTCCAAGGCAGGCCTTTCTTGTTGATCGCGCCCGGCGCCGGCGCGACGGCGGCGCCGGGCGCGGTGATCGCGGTCGCCGGTGCGACGGCGATCGTAGGCGCCGGGGCGGTCGAGGCCGGTGCGGTGCGCGACATATACACCGCCAGGTCCACGAAGCTGGCGGGCCGGATCGGGTCAGGCAAGCGAGCCGCCAGGTCGCGCAGAAGCGCCAGCGGGATCAGGTCAGCGCGGCTCATTTCACACCCCGCGCAGCGTCCCAGTGCGCGCCGAGCGCCCACCGGTCAAAATCGTTCATGGCGGCCGCGATCAGGTGCACCGTGCCGCGATGGATCGCAGGCGTCCGGCCGACTTGGGCTGCCGCCTGAATCAACGGAAGCATCGCCCCATCGCGCGTAGCCTGTTCGGCACATTTGGCGACGATGTCGGCCAGCATCGCATGCTCGCCCGGATCGGGGGTCAGCGGCGGGCGCGACAGCACGGCCAGGCCGTGGATCAGCGCACGATCGAACTGCGTCAGCTTCATGGATCAACCCTCGATATCGGCGCGCAAGACAGACGCGGGCCAGGTTGCGCGCCGGACAGCATCGAACAGCACGTCGCCCGCTTGCTGCAGGGCGGACGGGTCGCGCTTGGCGCAGGGAAAGCGGTCGGCGAAATCTGTCAGCGCGACGCGCAGCGGATCCTCGACCCCAAAGCTTTTGTTCACCGCCATCACGGCCAAGCGCAGGGAGTTCACGTCCGGCGTGGCCAGCTTGGCGCGCATGGCGACGCCAAGGGTGATCTGCATCGCGGCAATCCTGTGATTGGTGGTGGGCATTGCAGCCTCCGGCTCTGGGATGAACCGGGGCGCCCGCAGGGAGGACGAGTGGCGGGCGCCCCGGAAGCCGCGCGTGAGGGACCGCGCGGATGAGGATGAAAAGGACGCGGCGGTCAGGCCGCCGCGCCAGGTGCCGGATCCGGACAGGCGGATGCGGAGTAATGGTGCCCTGCCGCCTTCTGGCAGCTCTCGGCCGGGCCAGCCGCAGGTTCCACAATCCCGGTCGTTCCCACATTCACCCGAAGGCGGCCGGAATAGTGGCTTGGGCGGGGGGTCTCACCCCTGGACGGGCCGTGCTTCCTGCCCATCTCTCCCGCCTTCGGGTGTCCTGGGGACCCGATCTGCATGTCAGCCCGCCATGATCTCGGCATAGCGGGGCAGGGTCCGCGTCGCGTGGTCGACATGGTGCCCATAGGGGGCATTCAGGGCGTCGAACCAGTTGCATGCGGTCTGAAAGGTAACGCCGAAATGGACGGCGCAGGCCTCGCGGCTGGAGAAGCTGGCAATCATCAGAAGCGACCAGTTGCGGCCAAAGACCGCACGGTCGGCACCATGATGAACGTGGGCGCGACGGGCCGCCTGGTGCCTACGCCCGCGCCCCTCAAGGAGGTTGGGCTGGGACATTTGACGGCGCGACGCATCAGGCTGCGTCCGACGAAGCATCGGGTTGGGACAGGTCATGAGAGTTCTCTTGGTTGGAAGAGGGGGAGGTTCGACACGGATCGGAATGGTCCGCGCCGGAAGAGTCCCAAGATTGGACTGGAACACGGCCGCCGGTGACACGTGCAATGGCGAACGCTAGGTCCAGACTTGGGCGAGCTACCCCTCGCACAAGCTTGCTGATAGTAGCTTGCGTCACCCCTACGGATGCCGCGAAGTCATCTTGCCGAATTTCGGCCTCAGCGAGATATGTGAGAAGTGTGCTCATGCCCCACTTATCACTGACAGGAATATTATCGTCAAGAATAATTATTCCTGAGACGCGTTTGCAGCTATCACTCAAGCGTATGACAATGTCGACATGAACCTGAAAAGCATGCGTCTCAGCCGCGGACTGAGCCAAAAAGAGCTGGCTGACATGGCCGGCGTCCAGCAAGCCATGATCTCGAAGGTCGAGGCGGGTTACGACGGCGTGACCTTGCGGGTACTCCGGTCATTAGCCTCTGCGCTGGATGTTGAGGTGTATGACCTCCTAGCCGATGACCGCGCTACCGCCGAGCGTGAGCTTGTTAAGGCGTTCCGCGGTCTTTCTGCGGATCGGCAGAAAGGTTGGTTGGAGCTTGCGGCCGCGCTTGTTCAGCCTGGCCCTCAGCCATAGCCAAGAAAGATCGAAACTCTTCGTCGCTCATCTGGCGAAGTAATGCCGCGAATCGATCCTCTGCTGTCACTCATACCCCCTAGAACATAATGAGAACATCATGCAGCACCGCAACCGTGCGGTGCAAGTGCATGAGGTGCAATTGCCTCCAACGATCCTAACCAAGCGGTTCGGAAATTCCCATCAGGAATTTTAAGGATTGACAGGAATATTCCTGACATTCATTTTCAGTCCCATCGAAACCCGATGGAGACCCCGGCCATGCGCCCCGTCCACAGCAATACCGTTTCTCTGCCCGTGACGCCCGCTGCTGTCGCTGACGCGATGGCGGTGCTGTCGACCCCTGACCTCGCCTCCCGCCTGCCGGAGAGCATTCGGCGCATGGCGTGGAACGTTGCCATGAGCAGCATGGGCTTCCGCGTCACGCAGCGGCGCCATGCGGCCAACCTTCATCGGGGGCCGCAATGACCGCCGATCAGAAGCCGCTCAGCCTGGCCGATGCTGAGATGATCAGGCGGACACGGCACTTGGGGTGGGACAGCGGAACCTATGCCGAGGCGCAGGATCTGCGCCTTGCAGCCATGCGCGAGGGACTTTCGCCACAAGCTTTTGACCAGGACGCCCCGGAATACCGCGCAGCCATCCGACGCGCCCACCTGGTGGGTCTCGCGGGCGGACTGGTGCTTGCCTTTGTCTGCCTCGTGATCGGCATCGCTCTCTACGACGCCATCAACACCAACTGGCCGGTGGCCTGCGACGGCACCGCCGCGCTGCCCAGCTGCGCGGCCCGCATCATTGGAGCACTGACATGACCCGCCTCACGCAAGAACTGCGCGACGAGATCACCAGCGCCATGCTGGGCATCGTCGAACGCTTCGACGTCGACCCGATTGACATGCCGCCGCTGGCACATGCCGCCGCGGCCGAGTGCTGCCGTATCGTCGAGGCACTGGACCGGGGCAGGGCGGTCATCGCGAGCCACCTGCCGCCGAACTAGAAGGATGTCAGCCAGGCGATCACTGTCGTCGCCAGCGACGAGGCCCACCAGTGGGACAAGGTCCGGAGAATGGCGCTGCCGGAAGGGGCTCGGCTGTGACCGTGATCAAGAACCTCCCTGTACAGCAGGAAATCCTCGGAAAGCTGCTGACCGACCACCTGAAGGCAGCAATGGCCGCACAGACGCAGCCGGTCACAAGGGTGCTCAAATGACCCAGCCCGTCATCCACCGCGGCATCACGATCCGGCAGTTCGACGTGCCGTGCACGCCCTACGTCTGGACCCATGACGAAACCGACGGTCACGGCACCGCAGAAACTTTGGACCAGGCGCGTTCGCAGATCGACGCGCACCTGGCGAAGCAGGAGGCAGCATGACCAGCCCTCGCACCATGGCCCTGGCAGCCATCATTCACTACGACTGCACGACCCACACCTGGGCGCGCACGTCGGCCGAGGTTGCTGCAGACCTCGTGGCCCGCTACCCCGCGCCGCGCGAGTGGGGCGTCACTGCCCGCCACGTCGCCCGCGTCGCCCGAGAGAAAGGCTGGAGCAACCGCCTGCGCGGCAGTGGCACCCCGGTCATGCAGGGCACCCCCAAGACGTTCAGCATGGACGACGAGCTGGCCGCGATGGACGGCGGGCGCGGCGTTGACGGGGAGGAGCTGGTGGCATGAGTGACAAGATCTCAATTCGTGACACCATCGCCGATCTACGCCAGCGAGTTGTGAGCCTGCCGAAGATCGACACCCGCAACGGCGGCGACATCATGGACCAGCACCGGGCCCACCGCGCCGCGGCCGAGCAGCTGGGCCGCTACCTGAGCGAGACCTATGGCGCGCGCATCAGCCTGCGCCCGGAAAACAACCGCATCACCATGCACCGCATCACCTCGACTAGCACGGCCGGGCTGCACGGGGCATTTACTAACTGGATCGCTGCGGCCGAGCGGCGCGGGGCATCGGTCGGACTGACCGATCGCCAGCTGCGTGACCAGATCACCGGTGGGAGCGCATGACCACCGTCCTGCACCAGTTCAACGACCTGCGGCCCTTCGGCGGCTTCGACATGATTATGGCCGATCCGCCCTGGCGGTATGAGATGCGGTCGGAGAAAGGCGAGACGCGGTCCCCTCAGGCCAAGTACGCCTGCATGACGATCGACGAGATCGCCGCACTGCCCGTCGCGGCATTGGCCGCGCCAAACTGCCTACTGTGGCTGTGGGGCTTAAACACGATGCTTCCTCAGGCCTTGGCAGTGACCGAGGCCTGGGGCTTCGAATACAAGACGTCGGGTCACTGGGTGAAGACGACGGTGAACGGTAAGCTGAATATGGGCATGGGCTACATCCTGCGCGGCGCCGGCGAGCCGTTCTTAATCGGCACGCGCGGTGCGCCGAAGACGACTAGCTCCACCAGGTCCGTCATCATGGGCCAGATCCGCGAGCATAGCCGCAAGCCGGAGGAGGCCTTCGTCGAAGCAGAGAAGCTGATGCCCGACGCGCGCCGCATCGAGGTGTTCAGCCGGCAGCGACGGGCAGGGTGGGCGAACTGGGGACACGAGTCCGAGAAATTCGAGGAGGCAAGCTGATGCCACCGCTTTTATGGACGCCGGACGAAGCTGCCGCCTATCTAAAGGTCTCCCAAAAGACATTACAGCGGCTTCGGAATAGAGGTCTCCCATACGTCATGATCTCCAGCGGCACGATCAGGTACCGCCCGGACGATCTCACCACATTCATCGAGGACCGCGTCCAGCAATGCCCTACCGCCCGAAAGGCTCGCGCTTCTGGCACTTCGACTTCCAAATCCGGGGTCGTCGATTTCACGGCAGTTGCGGCACGGATGACTACGAGGAAGCGAAAGCAGTAGAGGCCGCCGAACGCGTTAAGGCGCGTGCTGCGCCCGAGATCACAAAACGCTTCACCCTGTCCCAAGCGCTCGGAACATACTGGACGGACATTTGCCAGCACCAGTCTAGTGCCAGCACGGCGCGCAGCCAGAGCGCGATGATCCTTAGTGTGATGGACGGGAAGGCGGCAATGGCCGACATCACCAATGCCGACATCATGAAGTTCGTCGCACGCCGGCGCGCGGTAGCCGCGAACGCAACGGTCAATCGCCAGCTACAGCTCCTTGGGCGCGCATTTCGCCACATGGCACGGGTGCACGGCGCCGAAATGCCGAACATCGATCTTCGGCGCGCAGAGAGCGCCGAGCCTGACGAGAGGGTCCGGGAACTGACGCAAGCCGAGCAGGCACGCCTCTTCGAGCATCTAAGATCGGACCTCAAGCCGTTCGTGACATTCGCCCTGCTGACCGGTGCACGCTTGGCGACGGTGTGTGATCTGAAATGGGCAGACATCGACCACCACGAACGCCGCATTCTCTTCCGGGTGAAAGGCGGCAAGCAAATGCGGTTCCCGCTCAGCCGGGAGGTCGCGGCGCTGCTGTCGGCGCTGCCGCGAGCCACGTTGCCGGATCACCGTGACTATGTTTTCACCTACGAGGACCAGTTGCGGAAGGATCGGCCGCGCAAGCGTATCGTCGGCAGCGGCGGGATGATGCAGGACTTTCGAGAAGCTCTTGCAGCGGCAGAGATACGGGATTTCCGGTTCCATGACCTACGCCACACGTTTGCGACGCGGCTGCTGCGGCAGACCGGGAACCTGAAACTGGTCAGCCGCCTCCTCGGCCACGCCGACGTGACAACGACGACGCGATATGCCCATGTACTGGACCAAGATCTGGCCGAGGCGCTAGACGGCTACAGTGTCCTCGGCGGGACCGAATCCCGAAGAAATTCCCGAAGCGGCAGAAAAAGGTAATAAGAAACAATGTCGCAAGAGAATGACATCGGGCTTCCCAAGCTTACGACGAGGGTTCGATTCCCTTCACCCGCTCCACTTCCCGATCTGTATCTGATGCGCCATGGCGAGACGCTGTGGAACGTCGAAGGCCGCCTGCAGGGCCGCGGCAATTCCCCCTTGTCCGACCGTGGGATACGTCAGGCCGGATGGCTGGCGCATCTGACGCGCGGGATCGACGGCTTTCGCGTCTCCAGCCCGCTTGGACGGGCCGACCAGACGGCGCGGATCGTGTTCGGCGACAGGTTCCGGCATGATGCGCGCCTCTCCGAAATCTGCGTGGGTGAATTTGTGGGGCACCTGGAGCGTGATCTGCGCCGCAGCCATCCCGACCTGTTCCGAGGTGGCGACTTGGCGTGGTACGACCGCTGCCCGGGCGGCGAAGGGTTCGCCGCACTGGAGGTACGGTGCCGGGCATTCCTGATGAACCTGACCGGCCCCACGCTGGTCGTGACCCATGGCATCACCCTGCGCATGCTGCGATGCCTTGCCTTGGGCCAAGCCCCCGCACATCTGGCCCAGGGGGTGATTCACCAAGGTGGAATCCACATGATCCGCAACGGTGCGGAAACCGTCATGCGCCACGTGGATGATGTCTGATCCGCCCTTGCCAAGCGGTACCCAAATCGGTTTTATGCGCGGCGAGCTTGGCCCGTTAGCTCAGTGGTAGAGCGTCCCGTTTACACCGGGCCGGTCGGGAGTTCGAATCTCTCACGGGCCACCATGCATCATTTCCGACATCACGACAGCATGGCCCCAAAATGGGACATTGGCACTATTCTGTTGAAAAATGCCACATTGGCCATCGAAACGGAACTGATGGAAAATGGCGGAGAGGGTGGGATTCGAACCCACGGAACCCTTGCAGGCTCAACGGTTTTCGAGACCGCCCCGTTCGACCACTCCGGCACCTCTCCGCGCTTCTTGGTGTGGTGTCGCGGAATTAGAGGGGTGGGGGTTGAAGCGCAAGAGGGTTTGGACGAAAAAATCTCGACCGTCGAAATTTTTCGCGAAAGGTGCGGGACATGCTGACCATTCTGGGATTGCTTGCCGTTCTGGCACCTCCTGTACCTGCAGTGCCGCCGCCTGCGGACATCCATCTGGTGCAGATGCAGCAGGACCCGGCCGACCGCATGTGGCGCACCCTGGACCTAGCCGCGCTGATGCCGATCCTGCAGGAGGAGGCCGTGACCGAGGCCGCCCGGATGGAGGGTGAGGGGCTGATCGCCGGGGGCGGCCTGCCATGGGCCCGTGTCGTCGCGCGAATCCACGACACCCCGCGGATGGAGGCGCTGTTCCGGGCAGGCGTCCGCGACGCCGCCGCGCGCATGGACCCGCAGCTGGTGGATCGGGCACTGGCCTTTCACGGGTCTGGCCTGGGCCAGCGGGTCATCCGCCTGGAAGGGTCCGCGCGGCGCGCCCTGCTGGAGGACGGGGTGGAGGATCAGGCACGGGCGGACTTTGCGCGCGCCCTGCGCAACGGTAATCCGCGTGCGGAACAGATCGTCCAGTTGATCGACGGGGCAGACCTGATCGCACCCAATGTCGCGGGTGGCCTGAACGCGGCCATCGCCTTTTCCCGCGGCTATGCCGAAGGGGGCGGGTTCGACATGGCCCCGGATCAACAGCAGCTGATGGCCGATGCCTGGGCGCAGCGCGACCAGATCGAGGCGGAGGCGACGGTCTGGCTGCAGGGTTTCCTGATGCTGGCCTATGGCCCGCTGAGCGACGCCGAACTTGCGGATTATGCCCAGCACGCCGCATCGGCCGAGGGGCAGGCGCTGTCGCAGCTGCTGTTTGCGGGGTTCGACCGGGTTTTCGGACAGACCTCGTATGACATGGGCATGGCCGCGGCGCTTCGCGGTCAGGGACAGCAGCTTTGA